CCGGCCGCTCCGGCTTGTCCGGCTTCTCTAGCTTCTCCGACCGGTCGTACTTCTCGTAGGTCATGGGATCCTCCTAAACAGTGCCGGGACCAGGGACGCCGCGGTCCATGCCGCCGCCGGGGAAGGCGGAGCCGGGGGCGGTCGGTGAGACCGGGCCGGCGCCTGCGCCCATCAGCGAGGCGAGGTACTGCTGCACCATGTCCTTGATGAGCGAGAGCTGCGGCCCCTGGTCGGGCGTGATCTGCGCCCAGCTGTCCAGGAGATCCGACATCGCCTGGGCCGACTGGGTGATCCCGGTCAGGACCTCGGGCGGCATCCCGCCGGTCGGGATCTGGCCGGACGGACCCGGGCCCGGGCCGGCGATGCCGCGCATCGAGAAGCCCGAGCCGGCGTCGCCCATCGGGGTCGGCGAGGGCGGCGGGGAGTCGAGCGCTGGGGCGCCGGGCGAGGGGCCGGTCGAGGGAAAGCCCGCGGGGGGATACATCAGCGTTTACCTCCGGTCAGCTTGCGTGAGGCCATCATCGACTTCTTCTTGCTGAGGCCGGCTTGCGCGCCGAGGCCGGGGTTGTTGGCGAGCATCTGGCCGATCCCGCCGGCGAGGCCGGGGTTCTGGCTGAGGGCCGCGAGGCCGGGGTTCTTCGCCATGCCAGCGTCGCCCCCGAGCTGCTTGCCGAGGCCAGCACCGGAGAAGCCGACGGTCTTGCCGAGGCCGCCCATCGCACCGGCGCCGGCGGCCATGCCTGGATCACCCGCGCCCGCGGCGAGACCTGGGCCCGCCGCCATGCCTGGGCCGGCGGCCATCTCGGTGTCCGGCGTAGCGAGTCCCGGTCCTGCACCCAGCGCGGCCGGTGGGGTGGCTGGCCCGGCGGGGGCCACTGAGCCCTGGGCGGTGCCCGCCATCGGCTTCACACCGCCGCCGGGGGCGTTGCCGCCCATCCCGCCCGCGACCTTGCCGACCAGCCCGGGGGCGCCGGCGAGCGCGTTGCCCGCGCCCTGCATGTTCTTGACGGGGTTCAGCCCGCCACCCAGCCCCGGGGTCAGCGCCTTGGCCGCTCCGCCGATCGCGCCGAGCCCGCCGGTGAGCGCATCCATGAAGCCCATCTCAGCGCCTGCCTTTCAGCGACCGACCGCCGCGGATCGGCTTGGTCGCGGTGGTGCGTTTGTTGAAGTCCTGCGCGGCCATCGAGCCCTTGAGGAGCGCGGGGTCGTGGTTCTTGCTCATCACGACGGCGTTGTCCGCGCTGGGCGCCTTGGTGACGGTGACGCGGGCCATCAGCGACCTCCCTTGCTCATCGAGCGTGGCTTGCTCGCCTGTCGCCGCGCCGCCTCTTTGTCCGCCACGGTGAACGCGCGGTACCGCTTGCTGAAGTCGGCGTCCGCCTCCCCCGCCCGCCGGGCCGGGATGACCGAGTCCCGGTAGTAGACGGTCTTGGTCGGCCGCTTGCTGTCGCCCGTGGAGACCTCGGTGTCCCGTCGGATGTCGGTCGTGCCGGACTCGTTCGGCAGCTCGATGTCGCGCGAGGCGCTCATCGACGACCCGAGGTGCCGGCCCACCTCCGCCCGATCGTCCGCCGTGAAGGCGTCCCGTTGCCGCCCGGTCGAGCGCTCGACGTGGCGGCGGATGGCGTCGAGCTCGTCGTCGGCCATCAGCGACCGCCTCCGCTCATCGCGCGGCCGCCGGGGTTCATCAGCGCCTTCTGTGCGGGGGCGGCCTTGCGCTGCTTCCGCTTGCCCGGCTTCTTGCTGAAGGCGGGCGCGGTCGGCGAGGCGGTGGCGTCGTCGCCCATCGCAGACTTCTTGGTGAAGGGCACGAACGGCATCAGATCCCTCCGAACTTCTTCGGCGCCGCGGGCTGCGGCACCTTCACCGGGGACGGCGAGAGCTTGGGCGGCGGCGGCGGGCCCCCGCTGGCGGCGGCGGGCGCGGACTTCTTCGCGGTCACCCGCGCGATCATCTGGTCGAAGGTTTCTTTCGCCATCGGCTTATCGCTTGGCTAGGCTCCGAGGGGCGGTCGGCGAGCCCGCCTTGCCATGCCACTTCTGGCCGAGCGCGGGCTTCTTGGTCGCCGTCGCGTAGAACACCCGCTCGCCCTTGTCGGCGCCGTACTGCGTCTGCATCGAGGCGAGGACGTTGCGGCCCGAGGGGGTGAGCGGCATGGCTGTCGGTTAGCGTCAGGGGAGAATGCGGAGCCGTCAAGATCCCCCTCCGGTCGGCGCGCGGACCTGCCGGCGCGTGGGGCGGCGTCGCTCCCGTCGACCATGGCAAGCCAACGGATCCCAGTGAGCGACGCCGCGCCCGCGCGACGGTCAGCGGTGGGCGGCCTTGCGACGGCTGGCCGGCGGCGGCGCCGCGAGGTTGCCCGGATACCAGAGCATCGGGTCGGCGGGGCCAGCGAAGTTGAAGGCGGGCGCGGCGCCCGGGACCTGGCTGTTGGTGATGATGTCCCAGATGCCGGTGTAGTCGCCCGCGAGCGCGTGGATCGCGTCGACGGCGTGGCCGTTCCACTGGACCTGGCCGGGGGTTTTGCGGACGTGGCCCCACGCCGGCGAGGTGTAGGTGAAGAGCGTCAGCGCGCACGCCTCGACGAACTCGCCGCAGCCGCGCGTCGTCGCCAGGTTGAAGCTGCCCTGGTTGTAGACCCAGAGGATGGTGTCGAACGGATCGTTCGGGTTCGGCGGCTCGGGGAGGCCCGGCGGGTCGGGCGGGGTGACCGGCACGGCCGGCAGCGCCACCAGGTGCACGTCGTCGAACTGGTAGGTCGCCTCGCCGGTCGTCGACGGCGTGAGCACGCCGCGCCCGTGGAACACCGGGTAGACGAGCGCCGGGTCGGGATGCACCGCGGTCACGTCGAGCGTCGCGCCCTGCTGGCCGGTCCCCGCGGGGAGCGCCACCCGCTGCGCGTCGGGGCGGCCGTGGGCGGTCATCGGCACGCCGGGCAGCACCGCGCCGCCCTGGTCGAGGGTGAGCGTCAGCGTCGCGCCGGTCGGCGTCGTGTAGAAGTAGACCTCCACCATCGGCGCGGTCGGGCCGTCGGTGGGGGTAGCGTCGATGGGGCGCGGGCGTGTCATGCGAACCTCCGGTTACTTTTTCGACTCAGTGATGGTTTGCCGCCCGCCGGGTTCATCACCCTTGGTCTCGGACTGGGGCGGGGCCTGGCCGGAGGCTTTCCGGCCGGCGGGGTTGACGGTCTGGCCGATGCCGAGCGAGGCCTGCGCCTGCAGCCGCTCGGTGACGGTGACCGGGACGCGGACTTCGAGGATCTGGCCTGAGGCCTGGTCGAGCGAGAAGGTGCGCTGGGTCGCCGGGTCGGTGTATTGCGGCAGCCCCATCGCCCCGGTCGCCATCACGCCGAGCGCGCCCTGGGTGTTCTGCACCTGGAGGAGGATCTGCTGGAGGACATCGGCGGGCGGCGGGGTGAGCGGCGGCAGCGGCAGGGCGGGTGGGGCGCCGACGTTCGGCGTTTCGAGCGTCTCGTGCAGCGACCAGAAGTCGTAGTAGCCCATGCGCGCGAGCTGCACCCGCATCATCTTCCGCTCGGTAGCGTCCATCGCCAGGACCGAGTTCGGCTGCACCACGAACACGAACTGCTTGTGGAAATACTGCGCGCGCTGGTCGCGGGTGGTGTTGTTGGCGTCGAGCTCCGGGGTGTAGCCCGGTTGGTGCGGGAGGAGCGCCGGGACGAACATCGCCGGATCGAAGTCGAACTCGTTGAGCATGTTCCCGCCCTGCCCGAGGATCTGCACGCGCTTCGATTGGCTGAGGAACTGGAAGTAGTTGATCTTGACCATCTCGCTGAAGTCGCGGAGGAACAGTTCGACCTGGCGCGCTTCAGAGCGGATCTCGGGCGTGAGCGCTTCGTAGTACTTCTGGATGGTGTCGGCCGAGGGCATCTGGCGCAGCTGCAGGAGCGCCTGCAGGTTGGCGGTGCCCGAGAGGTCGGCGAACTTCTGGGTGAGCTTCTCCCACATCTCGATCCCCATCTGGATGATGGCGGGGTTCGGCCCGTCTTCCTTCTTCCAGGGATCGCCGAAACCGGGCATCACCTTGACGCGCTTGCCGGGGCGCCGCGGGTCCATCAGCTTCATGGTCGCTTCGCTGACGGCGGTGCGGTTGTAGGTGATGTCGGGATTGGTCCACTGCCGCATCGCCAGGCGGACGTCCTGCATCGTGTCGTTGATCGCGTCCTGCAGCGGCAGGAGGTCGTTGAAGAGCGGCACGCCCAGGAACTGCCAGGGGACGCTCCAGAGTTTCAGCCGGCAGAACGGGAACATCCCGTGCCAGTAGGTGTTGGGGCCGTCGTAGATGATCGCGTCCTCGGTCGCGACGATCAGGCGCATCCGCGGGTAGAGCGGCTGCTGCGGCTGCACCACGTAGGCCCAGTTCGCGCCGGGGGTGCCCATCGGGATCGGCTTGCTGGTGAGGTTCCGGGTGCGGTCCTTGAAGTAGGCACGGTAGACGACGATCGCGCCGGCGCGGGCGCGGCGGGTGGTGGCGGCGCTGCCCGGCCAGGCGATCGAGTCGAGCGGGTCAGCGGGTGAGATCAGCCGCGACAGCCCGGTGCGGAAGCGGCCCATCACCTGCCCGAGGAGCGTGTCGGGTGAGGCCTTGAAGAGCGCCGCCTGCATCGGGTACATGCTCTTGAGGACGTTGACGGTGTGCTCTTCGCGGAAGCAGACGCCCTCCCAGAGTTGATTGCTTCTGCCGAACGAGGGGCGGAGCGGCAGGGTGTCGCGCGGGTCGCGCGCGGTCAGCTGGTGGGCGCCGCCGTGGGGCGCGTGCGGATCCCAGTCGATCACCAGGTCGCCGGTACCGCCGACCAGGGAGTACTTCACACAGTCCCCCAGGTCCAGATCCATCATGGTCGTCATCCACTCGGCCATGAGGTACTGGTTCAGCATGTTGGCCTGGACCTGGTACTCGGGATTGGTCTTCCAGCCGGCGACCGGCTTGAGGTCGGTGATCGCGGCGACGTGCGCCTGCATCGCCTTGCGGGTCTCGTTGATCACCACCTGCGGGAGGTACTTCAGCTTGCACTGGTCGGCCGAGAGCTGGTTGCCGACGATGTAGTCCTGGGCCTTGCCGATCAGGTCGTAGGAGGGATCCTGGCGGTTGATCATGTCGCCTTCCTGGATCCACTCGCGCAGCCAGCCGAGGACGCGCGGGTCGCCGTGCTGGAGCTGCTCGGCGCTGGTGCGGGGGAGGCCGAGGTCAGCGACGCCGGAGCGGGAGAAGTCAGCCATGCCTATGCATCCTTCGAGAGGTGGTCGAGCGCGGAGGGCGTGGCGTCACTGACGCCGGGCCCATACTCGGTGTCGGCGACCGCGGCGTCGCGGCGGATCCGGCTGCCGTGCTTCTTGACGAACGCCGGGTCGGGCTGCGCGCCGCCGGTCCAGCCGGGCGCGAGGCTGTGGCTGTGGAGGTTCGAGCGATCGTTGCTGTAGCGGCGCCAGTTGATCTGCTGCCCCTCGCCGTTGCGCGCATCGATCTCCGACTGGCGCTCGACGTCGCGCAGCTTCTTGAGCGAGT